GTATCGGGGACAACAGTCCTTACGGGCGCAAATTTATCTAATACGACGACAAATCTTTCTGGGCAATACGGCAATTTGGTGATTCCCGCCGTGAACGACCGCGTCATTGTTCTGCTGTTTAATTCATCTCTAGACGAGGGAGTAGTGATAGGTAAATTATGAACACTTTACGACTGCCAATAGCCTTTAGTGTCGAAAGAAAGATGGAAACGATTACCGAAGGAACCGCCGAGTATTACAGCACCCTTTTGGCTAACACTTTGCGGATTGAGCCAAGCGAGTTGCCAATCAACACATCTTTTGGTGTGCTTGACCCGACATTTGATTATCAAAAACCCGTTGACGCTGTCCGACATGCCTGTCGGCATATCCCTGAAATTTTGATAATCGATGTTTCGTCTAAACTAGACAATACGGGTGTTGTTGACACTATGGTCAATTTTAGTATTAAGGAAACCTGATGGCTAACGCTGATTTCACACCATACGTTGATTTGACTCTTTTTGACAAAGAGGCTGCGGAAATTTACGACGACTCGGTGCTATACGCACAAACAGCGTTCCCCGAATTTCAGCCTCGTGCCGGAACTATTGAAAATGCGCTTCTTGAAGCAACGGCATATCAGACATCTAATTTAACCGCTTCAATTAACCGGCTTCCAGACGGTTTGATGGAGGGATTATTGAATTTGATGGGGTTTGCACGCAAACAAGCCGTCCCATCTTCGGCAACAGCACAGTTTGAAATAACCGTCAACACCGGCGCCACGATTTTACAAGGCACAGTTGTGTCTTTTGATGTTTTTGATTCGTCCTTGGGTTTGACCCAATTTTTGTTTGAAACCAAGGCGGATTTGGTTATTCCTGTGGGATTTACCACAGGAACTGTCGCCATCTCTGGTGTTGAGGCAGGACAATATCCAGATATCCCCCTGCCTAGCACTTTGACCCTTGTTTCAAGCACGCCGTATGTTTTTCAGGTCACTTTGACAAGTATTGCGTCTTCTGGTGTTGATGCAGAAACCGATTCGGAATATTTTGCTAGGGCTGTAAAATTTCTCGCCTCTTTATCAACATCTATAACCACGTCCTCCCAAATGAAAAATTTTTTATCCGTTAATTTTCCGACGGTGGCACGGTTCAAAGTCTACGATTTGACCAATTCTTCAAATCTCAATATCATTAGTGCTCCTGCTGCGGGTCATGTGACCGTTGCTTTGTGCGATTCAAATGGCGCTGCGGTGACAACAGAAGCAAAAGCAATTATTCAGCAAGAACTCCAAAATCGTTTGGTCGCAGGACTCACTTTGGGTTTGGTTGATATGACCACCTTCCCCATAACAATTAACGCAAGTGTCGCCGTTGAAACGGACTATTCAACCGCCTCGGTTTCTCTCGCTGTTTCTAAGGCAATAGAATCATATTTATCAATAGCCGAATGGGATTTTGTTGATTTAATCGATGTCAAATATTTGACAACGATAGCCAGCAAAGTCGATGGCGTAAAGTTTTTGGACAGTATCGCCTTGGTTTTGCCGGCGACCCCGCTTGCGGTGGTTGCGGGAACCAATGTCAGTCTTATCAAAAAAGGCGCCATCCCCATAGGTTCATGTACAACAGTCGCAATTTAACATGGCTTCAACTACGAATTATATTGACGAATCAGAAAGAACATTTGCCGCAAGCGGTTTGCTGACGTCGTTAGTCAATAATCAAATTTGGTCTACAACCGGCACGGTGGAAGCAGATGCAATCGTATACCAAGATGCGAAATTCGGTTCACTAAAACTTTCGGGTTCGGTTGATGAAAAAGTTTTTTACAATGCGTATAGCCCCTTAAGAACAACTCCGTCGCAATATTCTTTAACAACATTCGTTGAAAACAGCGACTACATAGAGGCGTATTGCTCGGTTAAAGTATCAAAAAACGCAGTTGTTTCAATCAAAACATGTCTTTATGAGGTTGCCCTACATGCGCCGACGAACACTTTCCAATATGTGACTTCTTCTCCGTCCGTGATATACGGCGAATACGGCTCTCGGGTTTTTGAAATTGGGAGTTTGGACGAGTCGGATTTTTTAATTGTCAGGGCTCTTCCGGTACAGATTCCAGATAATCAAAAACGTTATTCAATAGCGTTGGAAATAAGGGTTCAATATGCGGGTGGCTCAAACATCGGTGTTGCGAACATTTCGCGACCAACCATCATTAGAACCCATGCTTGGTTGGACAACAATTTCCTGAACCGCGCTGTTCGGGCTATACCGAAGACTTTTTTAAATCAAGATTTTGCAGAATTCAAAAAAAACGAGCCAACATACCCTCTTATGCGTCTACTTGACGTCATGACGAATTCCGCCGGTGAAATATTTGAATTGCACGATTCAATCACGCATCTCTTGATTGAGGAAGGCTTTGAAGAAGATGATTTATCTAGTTTGAGTACCCTGGTGAGCCCACAAGTCGCCGAAATAGAAACATTAAGATGGCTTGCGCAGTTCAGGGGAAGAAATCTTGTTGTCACATATGAACCTTCAACCGAAGGAGAGGAGTGGCAACTGTTTTTGCTTGACGAACCAATTTTCGGCGAACTGGATGGTGTCGGCGTTTTGGCGACGGCAAACGCTTCTCTGATGAATATTTCCGGAGGTGTTCTGGAATATTTTAGATGGCAAGTAGAAACAGGATATTATGGGCACGGTGCCGGCACCTTAGACGCTCTTGTTTCTTCAATACAACTTTTGTTGACCGGTTCAAAAACTGTAACCTACAATATTGACCCGACAGGGAATGAAATTAAGTTTTATACAAATAAAACAGAAACTTTTAACGGGGATTTATTTTCAATCGGCGACTCGTCCCCTTTTATTCTTGCGGTTCTAGAACCAGCCCGCCCCTTGGGATTGATTGTCACCCACGAATTAGTATAAAAAATCTTTACTTGCATTTCTCGTAAAAGATTTTAGGTAAAATTAGTACAACCTTTCCGACAGGGGTGGTATGGAAAACGAAAAGCCAATAAATGATTTGGTCATGGAAGAGTTGCAGAAACTTATGCGCCTCTCTTTACCAACAAAATTGGTCACTAATTTCATTATCGTTGCAGAAGTGATGGATGAAGAGTCGCAAGACCTTCAGTTGATTATTTCTGATGGTGCCTCTCCGTGGTTGGCTTTTGGGATGCTAAATAGTGCAATGTCAATGCTCAGTTCGGGGGAATACCTTCTCCCGTCCAGCGAGGAGAACGAAGAATGAAATCAGAACTAAAAGCAAACATGGGTGACCAAGCAGTCAAAGGTGCCGTATTGGGTGCCGTTGGCTATTTCGGGGACAAAATGGGCATGAGTGTTGAGCAAATTGCGGTAGTGATGCCTTTTGCTTTGACAGCCATGGCTTGGGTTTCCACAAAAATTGGCGACAAAGGTACTACGGCTATTTTCCGTGTCGTTCAAGAAGTCGTTAAAGCCCAAGGCGAACAGAAAAAAGCCAAGTAGTTCCTAGCAGCATTGCTTTGCTACCTTATACTTGTACACGACATAAAAATGTCGTTTAAAAGTTGGGGTTGCGATGCTCGCCGGAAGATACAACATAATCTGTGACCAAGGGTCAACTTTTCAAAGAGTCATAGAAATCCAAGATACTGACGGTACTGTCTATCCTTTGACTGGATATACCGCCAGAATGCAGATTCGACGGGAAATTGATGCCTCGGCGACCCTCCTTGAATTGAGCACGTCAAATTCGCGCATAGTCATTTATCCGTCTCTTGGCACCATTGAGTTGAAACTTTCCGCTTCGGAAACTTCGGCTATGACAAGGGGTGGATACTACGACCTTGAAATCGTAAAAACGAGTACCGGCGAAGTTCAAAAAGTTTTAAGAGGAGAATTCCGTCTTGAAAAAGAGGTGACTCGATGACATCTCCGTACCCGATACAGGTTGGGGTCACCCTCCCTGATGGCAACTTCAATGCGGTTATTGAAGACCAAAGAAATATTGTCAAAATTGACGAACAACAACCAAACACGGTAGTTGTTACCGTCCCCGGCGTGACTTCAAATATCGGTGCTGGTCTCGTTTATGGTTCTGGTGTGCCTTGGGAAATTGAGGTTGAAATTTAATGCCTGTTTATATCCCGTCTGACTATGGCTCTATCGGTGATATTTATATTGATACTGCCACCGGTGATTTTTATGGTCCGAAAAGCGAAGCAGGGTGGCCGAACGCCCCATTTTTTACCGCCATGACTCAGGCAACTCACGACAATGAGCGACATGTCCACACACAAGCATCGCCTTCAAGCACTTGGGTTGTCACACATCAACTGCACGGCAAGCCATCCGTAACTGTTGTTGATTCAGCGTCTACACAGGTGATTGGCGAAGTGGTGTATGATAGTGATGCTCAGGTAACAATCAATTTTACGGCACCGTTCTCTGGATTTGCGTATCTCACATAAGACATAAGGAAGTAAAATGGCAACAAAATTTGTCACGAATCTTGATTTAGTCCAAAATCAAATTCTTAATGCGCGTTTTGAGTCTGTCGCCTCCGACCCGCATTCGGGCAATTTTGAGGGTCGTCTCATCTACAACTCGACAGAAGACACCATCAAAGTCTATACGGGTGGCGAATGGCGCCGAATGGTGTACTCCGTTTCGTCGGTTGGAGCGAATGCCGCGGCGCTTACTGTTACGCAAGGTTCTGGTGCGGTAACCCTACAACTCAATCTTGCCGATGCAAGCAACATGGGCTTGCTGACCGCCGCGCATTTCAACGACCTGACCGCCGCAACAGCGAATGGAACTGCTGGCACGCTCGCCAAGCGTGATGGCAGTGGAAGCATTCATGTCGGCACCCCGACCCAGGAAACCCACGCCGCCAACAAGTCCTACGTTGACGCTGCCCGTCAGGGTCTTGATGTCAAGAAGTCGGTGCGTGTAGCGACGACGGCGTCAATCAACCTTGCTTCTGACCTTGCGGCTGGCGGCGTCATCGACGGAGTAACTCTCGTCGCTGGCGACAGAGTCCTCGTCAAGAACCAAGGCGTTGGCGGAGCCGCACATGTTGACAACGGCATCTACGTTGCTGTTGTGTCTGGCGCCGCTATTCGCTCGTCTGATGCAAACGGAACCGCGGATACTGGCGAACTTTCAGGAGGCACATTCACGTTCGTTGAAGAAGGTGCCACAAACGCAGACCATGGGTTTGCTATTTCATCTAATGGACCGCTTACTGTCGGCACGGATGCAATCAGTTGGACGCAATTCTCTGGCACTGGTTCGTTTATTTCTGGTGATGGTTTGTCAAAAGACGGCAACACAATCAATGTCAATGTTGTCGCAAACAGAACAGCAATCACTGGAGACGCCGTTGATATTGCCTCCACTTATGTTGGTCAAGCAAGCATCACGACACTCGGCACAATTGAGACGGGTGTTTGGAATGGCACAGATATTGCTGTCGCGGATGGTGGTACTGGTGCTTCTGATGCAACTACCGCAAGACAAAACCTTGGTGTCAAGACAACTGCTGGCGCGGTCACTACAACTACCTCGACTCTTGCTCGCGTCGTCGCTCAAAATAGTGCGGCACATTCTTCGGGAACTTCAACGACGACTGTTACCCACAATTTCAATACGACCGACGTAATTGTTCAAGTGTACGAGGTGGCGACAGGCGAAACCGTTTTTGGTGATGTCACTCGACCAAATCCAGACACAGTTCAGGTTGTATTGTTGGGCAATCACGCGGCGAATGCGTTTAGGATTGTTGTAACCGCAGTTTAAAACATAGTTGACCTTGAGGGGTCAGCGAACGAGAAGCAATAGCGATTGAGGTCGCAAGTGGCACAAAAATTCGTCACCCCTATAACTATAAAAAATTTGGCGTCCGCTGGCTCGGATGCGCTTACGGTTTTTCTAAACGGCGAAGTTTATGGTCGCGTAAAACTTGAGGCAGGTGGTCGTCTCTCTTGGGGCGACGGCA